TGTGCTCTTCCGATCTGGGGAAAAGAGAGGATGTTTGAGCAATTGCGCTGCCTGTGCCGGTTAGCACCGCCGAAAGACCCAAACTGGTCGTCGGAGTGGCCGTTGATCCACCCTGCAAGAGGATGGTGATCGTGTCCGCTGATGCGAGCTGCGTAGCAGTCAAAGCAGGGATCAAGACTTCTACTTCGGTATTCTCAGGGAAAAACCCTTTAGAATTGGTGCCGAGGTCGAGGTCAGGGGATTGGACGTTGCCGTCAGAGGCGGTCAGCAGACGAGCCTTGGTCAGGTCCGCGTCCTGAATGTTTCGAGAAAATTCGTTAGCCATTGTAATAATTCTTTAGAGATTAAGCGGTAAGAGCTTCGTCGTTGAGGATGGAATCGGTGATGACGATCGGGATGCCGTTCGACTCAGTAGGTAGAGGGGCAAAGATCTCAGAACCGCTAGAGGTTTTGACACCGTTTTGAACCGTGGAAGCTGAGCGGCTGACCTGCAACTGGAAGGCCGAGCGGCGGTTCATGAGCCAGTAATTAGGCCGGTAGCCCACTGGGTATTTGCTAAGCAACTCAGCAAGTTTGGCGTCGGTGACACCCATACCCGAATCAGCGGTAGCGTCTTTCAGGCGGCCCACGCTGTACTTGCTGCCGACCTGCATACCCACCCAAGCGGTCAAGTTAGCAACGTGCGCAGGATAGACCGAGTCGGTTCCCACGTTTTCGATGCGCCATTCGCCAAGCTCAAAAGTGGTGCCGGAGCCGAACACGAGCTGTACGCCTTGCGTATCAGTATTGATGCCGTACACCGAAGAGCCAGTACCAGCACTTGTTCCGCCTGCATCGACCGTTAGCGCGGAAGCACCCAGACCGGAGTTAAAAGCGGTATGGATAGCCTGCAAGCCGGGAAAGCCCTTCGCATCAACAGACGTTCCATAGATGACCTGTGAACCAAGCTCGATCATGGCTTGGCGCATGACGCCAATGGACTCAATGTCTTTCCACGCTTGTTCGCCGTCTTCGTAAGCGCGAGCGACTGCAATGTCGGCCTGAACGGCGCCGCTGAGGATATAGCACTCAATGAGCTGGTTTTCAAAGCTCGATTTCGTCGGAGTCGAACCTTCGTTAGCAGCGCGAAACCCGACGCCAGGATAAGACGTGCGAGAGACGACTTTGTAGCTGGTGCCGCGGATCGTGCGGGCTGGCATAATCTGAACCTCTGGAGCGTAGGTCAGCGTTTCCTCAATCAGCCCGACGATGGTGTCGGAGCCGTTAAGTTTGGCAATATCGAGAAGATTGGCTTGTGGCATGGTCTTGGTAGAAAGTTGTTATGAGTTGGCCGAAACGTAGACCGCTTCGGTTGGGAATTTTTCGGTGAACGCACGAACCGCTTTCAAGCGATCAAGGCCGGTAGCCGTTCCGATGGCTTGGTTTTTGGCTTCGTGGTAGGAGATGGATGGTACCTTGACTTCCGGCTCATTGATAGGAGCGGCAAACGCAGCAGGAGCAGGAGCGGCGGCGGCCAGTCGAGCTTGCAGCTCAATGTCGCTGTTGCCAGCTTGCAACGCTTCCACGTAGGCCTTAAGTGCCTCACACTCGGCTAACACCTTGGCATTGTCAGCAGCAAACTGTGCAGCCACTTCGTCAAACTTAGCAGTGAAAGCGGCGAACTGCTCCGCGATCAAAGTGGAGAAATCAACTTGAGGTTCTGGCGCAGGCGCCGGTGGGTCAATTGGCATAACATCTTCGTCACTGTCAATCTGATCAGCCGAGAACACGCCGTCAGCATTGGCTGCGGGTGTGTCTACAAAGTCAGCCGAATACAAACCGCGTGGGCGGGTCATGTAATTGCCGCTCTCCTTGTCCAACTCTGGCGCATCCGCTGCAAACATCAAGGAGACGCCAAAAGCGGACGGGATTTCGTTGATCATCTCCAGCAGCATCTCCTTTCCGCTGTGCGCGTCAAATAGGGTCAGATCGGCCAGCAGTTTGCCTTTGCTCACCCGGAAGTTCTCGTAATACCCGACGGTATCCTCGACCGAAGAGAAGTGGTTTAGCTTTGCCTTCACCCGTCCCTTCTCGATTGCCAAGGACTTAAACTTGTTGAGCGAACGCTTGTCCACAAACACCCCGTGACCCAGCGCCGGGCCTTCTTGGATCAGAGAAACACCCATGATGGTGTTCCCTGAAACTTTCCCCTGAAACGCTGCGAATGTCTGAATCTCTTCTTTGACGAGCATACTGGCCGCCCCGATGTCAATCAGTGCTACCAGCCTCGGCTTCGTCCTCGGCGATGTCTTCGGCCTCGTCCTCGGGTGACTCTTCGTCCTCGACTTCTGGCACGTCCTCCGCAGGCGCAGCCGCTGGCGCCGGGATAGCTGGCGCGTTAGGAGCCCGCCGCTCCAGCATGTAGATGGCGGTTGGCAGATCCAGCACTCCGCCAGATGCGTCTTGCACCATCTTGGCGTCCTCGACAAGCTCCATGGCTTCAGCGCGGAGCAGACTGCGGATGATGTTGCGATCCTCACCGCGATCGGCTGCAATCTGCGTCTTGCTGATAATCCCGGCCATGGTCTCGTCGATGAGCGCCTTCGATTCGCGCCCGATGTCGGCGGTGACTTTGGCCGGAAAGCGCCACTCCCCCGCATCAAAGTCTGGTACGGCTGGCAGGTGACCGAGCTGGATACCGCGAGCGATGACCCGCATGACGATCGGATACAGAAGCTTCTCCTCCAGCGTTAGCTGCGTCATTTCAAACTCACGCGCGGCCTGCGCAGCTTCCATCCTGACCGCTGTCCCTTGTCCCGCCCAGGAGTAGATAAATCCGTAAGGCAGCCCGACAGCCAGCCCGGTCGAGCGCACGAGCGTGTCAAGAAACCCGTTAAAAGTCGGTGAAGGTCGGTTAAAATCAACCGGGTTGAACGATTCGCCTTCTGCGAGGTACTGAATGGCGCCCGGCTCCACCTTCTTCAGCCGATCCGCATCCGACATGTAGTCGCTGTGCGTCGTATCCAGAGATACGTCCTGATCTGCGCTGCCGTCAGCATTATTGATGACGCCGCTGATCGAGGAAAGGTACTTCACTGAGATCTTCTCGCACGCGAGGATCTCTTGTAGATCCTTGATGTCGGTGATTGCCGCGTCGAACGCCGAGAAACCGCGATAAGAGTCAAGACGGGTGGGGTCGAACAGGTGAAGGAACTCCTGCGCTGGCACTTCGAGCGCAGGCATCATGGACTCACCGGTTAGGCTGCGATTGTAGATCCGATATCGGATCGGCCTTCCGGTTGAGTCGATGACGACGCCGGAAAAGTCTTGCTCGCCTCTCTTAAGCGGCTTAAACGGCTTCGCATCCGTGCCGTTGCGATTAGGAATCGAGCCGATGCGGTCAGCCTCGATGGCCTGTAGCCGGATCGGACTGATTTTGAGCATCTCGTCGAGCTGCGTCATCGGCACTTCGGACACGATGTAGCCAATGTCACCGTCACGCTTCATCGACGTGACACCCAACCCGGCCAGCACCCGAAAGTGGTGGCGCCGGGTCAGGTCGCAGCTCGACATCCACCTTTCCACGTAAGCCGTGATTGCTCTGTTGGCTTCCTCGGAGCTGGTGCGCGGCACGTACTGTAAGCGGCCCACCGAAAAGGTGCGGTACTTGCGCAGGATCGACTTCACCACACTGCTATTCTCCTCCAGCCACCGCGCCTCCCGAATGAGCGTCACGCGGTCGGTGTGATTGCGGCTGGAGTCAGGTTGATCCAGCGTTTGCCCGCTCGCCCGACGATTGGTCGATGACTGAGCACCGACGCGCCAATATCCCACCTTGTCGCCCGCCTCTAGCTGCGCCTTTGCGCGCTGGCGTTGTAATGCGGTTGCCGGACTGAAGAACCTGATAGTTTGCTCAATAAAACTCATAGCGGAAAGGTTGAAAAGTCAGGTTTGAGGCGGTTGGAGATAAGTGGGTACTTCACTGGGTCGAGCTGGTGCATTCTTCGCATCACAGCCCGCATCAAAGCCATCACGGGAATGCCGCCGTCCGTGCCAGACGCGCGGGTCTCGGACTCACCGCCGCCGGACGTGCTGATAACGATGGTACCTTGCCCTTCGGTCAGCGCCGATAAGCACTGATCGTAAAGCGTTTCGCAATATTGCAGCGAAGCGTAACGTAAAATTGAAGGGCCACCCATAAAGTCACTCTGTCTGTCAAGCGTTGACAGCCTCCACCTCGTTTGTGATGATTTCGGCCTGACCAATGATCTTTTCAATACAGGCGGCCAGCACCTGCATTGCCTCCGCATCGAACGAGTGGTTCTCGCCCAGCTTTTTGAAAAACGTCTTGTTTTTGCCGGTCCGTTTGTCCTTCTCGGTGACAAAGACCTCATTCTGAATCTCCTTAAAGTACCACTTTGGCGCATTGTGCGCGATTTGCCACGATGCGCCCTGGCCTGCGCGCAAACGATGCAGAACCAGCTTGATGTAGTCACTTGACCACACGATACGGTCGCACAAGTCAGCCTGTCGAGCGTTGCGCACCTTGGATCGTGCAAGTCCTACGCCGGAATCAACGTGCTGAATCTGCGAATATGGACGTTTGACCGACCGGCTCCGGCCTGTGCGCTTGTCCAGTAACGTCCAAGTGAAGAACTGCGCCTTGTCGCCCTTCAATGCGATCCAGTTATTCGCCGCACACTGCCGGTAGACCTCACCTTGATACCGTTCAAACCCGCAATCCACAAACACGCGCCGGTCAGTGATCTCTAATCTTTTCTGTAGGTCGGCCAGTTGTGCCCAAGTATGCAGCTCGCCCGCGTAAAACAGTCGAGATTCTCCGTTTTGTGCCCAAAGTCGGACGATGACGCGAAAATAGTCGCGTTGAACGTCTACAGTCATGTATCGCCGAAACTCTTGGTCCCACGGCTCTTCCATCGCGAATCCGCCCGACAAATTGACCTCTTCGCTCTGAAACTCTCGCATATCCCAGAACTCACCCAGTCGTTTGCGTACGAACTCAGCCAACGGCGAGTAATCACCCAGTTTCCGCGCGTGTTCGGCCTTAAGAAACTCGCTGGCGATCGTGTCCCACGCGACCCATGGCACGGTAAGAGCGTTCCAGTGATAGCTTTTCACGCGAGGATCTGGCGCAGAGTTCTGATTCTGATAGAACCCGCTGTTCGCGATCTGCCGGCGGACTTGCGGCTCGTCTTTGAGATGCACTTTGCATGATGGGCACTCGTAACGCACCGTGTTTTTAATGCGCGCGAGGTCGTATTTGCCATCCGCGAGCTTGGCGCCTTCGCCGTCCCATTTGAGTTGACCCAGCACCATCGGCCACTTTTCTCCGCACGCGGGACAAGCCACATGCCACTCGCTGCATGATCCGGCAGTGAAGCTTTCGTAAAACTCGCCGCTGTTGTTCATCGGCGTTGAGACGTAGATGCGCTTGGAGTTGCGCGCATCGAACGATGTTGTCCGTTTCCGTGACTCGTCGATGTGGCCGTGCGTCCAGTAGGCGGCTTCGTCTCCGATGACGTAGCGCGCAGCCTTGGACTGGAGGTTGTGGATGTTGCTGGCTCCCATCACGTACTGGGTCATGTGCGCGAATGCCACCGTCCGCTTCTGGATAGACTTGTCTCCCTTGTTAAGCATTGCTCGCACTGGCTTGCAGTCCAGAATCCTGTGTTTGAACCGGGTGTCTAGGAACTCGTCCGCGTGCTCGTCGGTCTGTAAATACAAGCACATGTCACCACCCTCCTCCGCGATCAGGTACAACATGGCACCTTCGGCCAGGGCGGTCTTGGCGCTTTGCACCGAGCACGCGCAGATGATTTCGCGGGTCTCGTGATTTCGCAGCTCTTCAAGCGGCGCCTTGATCCACGGCGAGTTCCGCACGTCGAATGACCCAAGAATCGGCCCGCGCTCGAACCGCACGTGCGTTCTCAGCCACTCGTCTACCGGCAGCTTAGGCGTTGGCCGCCAAACCTCCGCCATCAATGGGTA